ATCGAGTGGGCTTAGTATCAAACATTCTGATACCCCCCGTTCATTCTGGCCCCATGCAGAGCCTCATCATAGCTCTCGTCGCTCCATCGCTTTACGGCCATGCCTTGGGCCTCGTCGCCTTCGATTGCTTCGTGACATGGCCCGCATACCGCAATCCAATTGGACGCTTCACGAGCCAAACCAGGGGCCTTGGAGATTGAGTGGATATGGTGCATATCCTTCGATGGTTGAGCATCGACCACGCCATAGAGCATGACACACCGCTCGCACAATGGCCGCTCTGCCCTCAGTCGCTCCGATGCCAATCGATGGGTCCAATCGTAGTTCGCCCTGGCCTGTGGCCTTCGCTGCGTAGACCTACCGCCATCGCACTCGCAACGGTCCTTGACGATCCGACCGCACCGGCAGAGCTTAGCCATTGCTTGCCGCCTCTTCGACTGCGAGAACGCCTCTGGAGATCACGCTATTGCCACCGCCTGTAATGTCACGCATCGACCAACGGTACTGCCCATTACCACCTGTAACCGCCGTGGTAACAGGTACGGTAAAGGTCTGGCCCGATCGATTGATCGAAGCATTGGCAAGCGTGTATACATCGTTCCCGTCTTGATCCTCGACCGTAAATTGAAGCGTCAAGTTGGTCAGGGTGAAATCAGTAACAACCGATACCGATCTCGATTCGTCGCGGTAGAACGTCAAGGTGGTTCCGGCCACCCTCTCAGGGGTCGATGCCGAGACCGGGTAGACGTTGATGGTTTGATTGCCAATCGAGTCGCGAATCTCATCCAAGATCCCGCTCGTCGGATCGGTCGGCGTAGTCCCGCTGGTAGGCACTCCAAGGATTGCCCTGATAGCTGTCCGCTCGTTGGCTGTCCAATCCGTCCCACCGCCACCGCCACCGGCAGGGGCCATCTCAAGAGCAATCGTATCGAAACGGAATTGCCCCGCTCCATCGCTTTCGATCATGCTATCGAGCCTGCTTAGGGCTTGAGTAGCTGCCACTGCCGTAGCGATCTCTGTAGCCGCATCCGCTGCCAAGCCCGCCGCAGTGAGCCAATTAGCAGAGAACGCCGCCGATGTTATCACGCCTGCTTGTAGTGCGTGAATGTCTGCTGCAATATGGCCGGATCCCCCGCCGGTCACTTGAACCGATCGGTTATTGTTGTTTGAAATCAAGATGTGCCTACCGAAGCTATCCGTTACCCACGTTGTCGTCGTCAATGCGTTCCAAACCGCCGTTGGAATCGCATCAACTGCACCGTTAGCCGTGAGAGCATTGACCCCAAGCTCATCGACTTTTGTGACCAGTGCCACCGATCCGCTTTGAGCACCAAGGCCAGTACTCGGCGTCAGATTGACGTTAAACCCGAATGCCGTTAGCGTCCTAGTTGCTGCGCTCCATACCGCCGTCGCAATGTCTGATACGAGCGTGCCAAAAGACGTAACGGATCCGACCGCACCTGTCACGCTGCCGACCGACCCGGTTAGATTGCCGGTAATGTTCGCCGTCTGATTGCCCAATCCTGTCGTTGGCGCCAGGCTAAACCCTGTCTTATCCGAGACTGTTGCGGTGTATCCGGTCTTATCGCCGTTGGTCGCAACATAGACTCGCCCGCTTACGGTCGATTCGGAAGTCACCACCGTTACGCTAGCCGGAATGCAACCAGTTTTTTTGGCAATCAAAACAAACGAAGTGTAGTTAGTCTCGGCTTGCGTCGGCGTATACAAGACCACGCCATCGGTCGAGTAAGCAACCGTCCCAACGCCGTCAGCCTCAGTGCCTCCGGCAGGCAAAACTCGAACGGTCACGCCTGCGGTTTGTACCGCTCCATCGCTGATCTGAACCACTGCACCAATCGAGATTCGTTCCGGGCTTGCTGCGTTCCTTGGGTACATTAGACACCGCCTCCGATTAGTTGTGATTGACGCCTAGCCCAATATGCTTTAAATCCCGCCGCCGCGAATCCTTCATCTAAATCAGGCTCGGGGAATACGCCATAGCCACGCCCAAGACGGTAAACCGTGTTGATTTCTGCGTCGGTTAAAAATCGATCCCAAAGCGTAACGTCGTCGATTTGACCGCTCCAGAAAGGATTCCCTGTAGATGCTACGCCAATGCGCCATGCGTCGTTGTTGTAAACTATCCCGCTAGTGCTCGCGCTGGTTGTCGCTGCGGTAGTGTTCACGACCAACCGCTGCGACGTATGGGAGAACGCAGCGCATACAAAAGACCATTGATTGGAAGGTAACGCTGGACCAGCGAACCACCCGCGAATAGAGCCGTCGAAAAACGCGAACGCAAAATTACCGCCTTGGTCGGCCCACTCAATACCTCCAAATGGAATTGAGTCGCACATACCCGCAATCATTCCGCCGTTTGCGCGTTTAAAGACCCAAGCTGCAAACGTGTGGCCGTTCCCTAGTCTTGGAACTCTAGTCCCGCAGTTCACGTTATCGTTGCTTCCGTCAAAATCCAACGCGCCCTTTCCTCCGCTTGCCACCCAATCGCTAGCCGGGTCCATATTGGTCAGCGTGCCATGATTTGAGCGAACTCGATCGACCAAACGAAAGCCCGTAGCACCCGCTGAGGGCACCCATCTGCCAACGATATTGTGCGATCGTGGTAGGCTTGGCATTAGACTGTCCTGTACACAGGCTGGACTCGGATGACGTGATTGCCCGCCGTTGAATTTAAGTTGACTGCTGTGTTGTGAGTCACAAACAAAACGAATTTAGGAGGGACTGAGCCGAACAAACGAGCAATCGAGACGCCTGCGAAATAGTAGTCCTCATTACTTGTCGCTGTCGTCGAAAGCTCATCGACCAACCGGCAAACCGAACTGGTTTTCACGTTCGCAAGGCTAATCGTTTCGTCTGAATCTGTCCCGTCGAAAACATCCGGCCACGATGTTCCGTCGAAGGAAGCAATCGCCCAAATCTGAATTGAACGCGATGCCGTTGGACTTGTGCCTGTTGTGATCTTGCCGCTGATAAGGTAGTCGAGATTCTTGTCCGTCGTGTTGTCAATCGCTGCCGACTCCCGACCCGCTAGCAAGTTGGTATCGCTTGCAAGGGATGCAAGGGTAATCGTCAGGTCGAAGGCTGAACCGTAGGCAATTTTGATATCGGGCATTTACTGAACCCCTATTTTCTTTCGAGCGTTTTGCACCAAGCCGACGCCTAGCGTTCCGATGCCGTTATGATCGACCCATCGAACGGTCTGATCTGCCAGGGCAAGTAGTTCGTCGGCCATTGTTTGCGTCGCGAAATGGCATTGAACCAAGGCCTGCACCATTCCGCGCGTCGACGGCAAATCCATGTCGACCGTTTGAAGCCTTGGCGAATTGATGTACTCAAGGATATTGATTGCCGTCTCCTGGCACGGATGATTGCCGTTCGTCCTTGCTAGCTCAAGCTTGGCCCTGTAGCCGTTCCTCGATGAATGCTCTACCACCATCCAAAGGTCAACAGGCTTACGAATTGTCACCGTCTTCGCGTTGATTGCATCCGCTGCCGCTTGGTCGCTTAGGCTTGCGTATTCGGGCTTTGAAAGCTCGTCGATTAGTGCTTGGCTCATTTTTGCTCCTTGCTGATCGCTGTCAGATTGCCTTTTAGTTCAAAGTACAATTTCCTGAGTTCATCACGGTCTTTTTTGCATTCTGTGAACTCCTTCGAGACCATGTCGACAAGCTCTTTTCCTTTTGTCGCATCGCGGAAATAGAGATGGACGATAGCCGTTGACATCGCACCTCCAGCCGTTGCAATTACGCCAAGCAGAAGGTTGTCGTTGGATGTAATCTGAGCCAATAGATTCATCGCACCGCCTCGCTTGCTTGCTCTAGGGTTGTGTAGCCTTTGATCGTCGCTTTCTTTTCGCCGGACTCGATTTCAAAGGTCGGCGTAAGCCCGTAGGAATGAACCTCGACAATTCCAACCGCCCAGCCTGCATCCATGAAACGTTGCATTTCACACCGCTTCCACTTCTCGCATGGGGGGCAATTCGCAGAGACGAAAATCAGGATTTCGCGTTTGGTCTTTTCGTGCTTGTCCGAGGGGCTTGGCTGCGGGTCGACAGGTTGAACTGTAAAGGATTCCTTGACAGTTGCGACTTCCTCGATCAACGCCGACGAATCCGTCAAGTCGCACTGAGTCGGATCCTTAGCCGGTTCGCTGCATAACCAAAACAACCCAAACAACAAAGCAACCATAATTACCGGCCCTCCTTTTTCGTTCATCCTAGTGGCCTCGATTGCATCCAAGATACCGCCCTTGGTCCCGGCGTAGATAAGTCCGACACGCCGACGATCGATGTGTATTCGTGCCTACAGAGTTGGTCGATAACCTCGGGGGAAACTTCGGTCCAAGAATCGTTGTGGCTATTCAATCGCCAAAGGTACTTGCGACCTCTGCTATCAACCCGTTTCGAGTAGCCGAGCCACGCCGTAGCATGTCCACCGCCACCGCGAAGGCTGATTGATCTGAGTACGCCATCGCGAGCATAGAACGAATCATTCCAAAGAGTCCCGGTATGAACCGCGCCAACTCCAGAGGCTAGGTACTGAAAAATCGCATCATAGGATTCTAACCAAGTATGCGACCTGATTTTGAACTGGCCCGCTTTGGCCCGCATCGCATCGGTTACGATCGTTCGAGCGTTGTTTGGGTATGGTGTCCTGTATGGCAAATCTGCTTCGGGCAGCATCCCGATCGTGGTTGCGACCTTCAAGCCGCTGTTGATCGTCGAGCCCTTATCAACCCCAAATAGCCTGCCGCCGTCGAGCCGCTGAGACTCGAGGTAAGCGTAGAGCGACGACAATTGACGCTCGGCAGAAAAGCCGCCTTGGGCAAGAGCCCAAACGTACTCGCAGGAATTGGCAAGCGAAAAACCCTGGCAAGAGCCCATATTGCCTTGCTTGTCATGCCTCATCATTGGCCGAGGGTCGATTTCTTCGGGTGCCTCGTAATCGCCGACGCGAAACCCAAGCTCGGTCGAGGTTGCTCGGATCTCGTCGCGGTTCTCGATTGTTGGATTGTAGCCTGTGAAAAAATCACTCATCGTCTGCGATTACCTCCAAGCCGTCGAGCATTGGATTAACGACAAAATCAAACAACGCATCTGAGAGGATCTTGATTATCGCAAACGGAAACGCTGCAAAAAGCAACACAAACAAAATTACCCTAGCCGCGTACCGTCTTACCCGTTTCATTCGCCATCCTCCAGCCCTCGATTGTCGCCCGGACCCAAGGTGCCATCGGGAAGGATATCGTATTTGATGTGGTCGAGCTTTTGGGCCCCCATCGGATTGGATCGCTTGAGCCGCGACACCTTGAGGCCTAAGAAATAGCCTGCGAAGAAACATCCCGCCAGGAACGCCCCCACGCCGAAAGGCCCTGCCCAAAGGACGAGCTGAACGATGTACCAAGTGATTAGTCCGATTTCAGTCATTACCGATTTCCTTTTGTTGCCAAATCGCCTAGCGGACAGCATCCGCAAGGCTCTTGAGTTTGTTCGATGCCGTTAAGTTTTTCAAGTCGCTCTAGCCGCCGGATCTGGTCGCTTCGCACGCAAGCAAGAGCAATTAAAACACCCAAAGCCGCAAAAATCCCGAAAAAGCCAAGCCCAAAAAGGAACTGGAAGTCTTCGCGGTAGTGTTGGTAGTCCAGACCCCTGGCGTAAATATCCTCGGCCTGTGCTGGTTTTGTATTTGGGGCTTTTACGTCGCTCATTTACCACGCCCCCGCGATTTCTCGATTGATTTTTGCTATCTCGGATTCCTTGCCCGCAAACGTCACCGGCAATTTTAGCTCATCGATCGCCGAGTAAACCCGGTCGAGAGCCTCGCGATTTTTGCCGCCTGCATTGTCGGCAATAAACTTGGTCCATTGCTCTTGGTTGGATATTTCTCCGCTCTCGATCTTCGCTGCCGCATCGAGAAAAGCCTGTTTGTACGCCGCTCGAATTGATGGAATCGTCGACCGGACGACGGCAGTTACCCCGACAGGCCTAGATGGATCACCTCCCTCCTTTGGCTGTTGGTTCATCACGTAGAGGACCAAGCCCCCAATGATTACCCAAGGAATCCAGTTGTCTTTTTGCTTCGCCATCGTCACTCCAATTAGGACCCCTGCCAACTCACCGAGCCCCTATTCGCTTGGTAAAGTTCGGGTTGGCTAGGGGTTATTCGTCGTCGTCGTCGTCGAACATCTCAACCAGCAAAGGAACCTCGACAGTTTCCTTGAATTCGCCTGCGTTGTACGCCACCAAAAGCATCGTTTGCAACGGCACCGCCTTGTATTCGTACGCCGTCAAATAGCCGTTGTCTTTGGCCCATTTCCAGGCTTTGAACGCCAATTGCATCAGGGCGAAAATCAAGGCTAATGTGGCCGGATCAATGAATTTGTAAGCCGGCTTGCCCTTGCGATGCTCAGCAAAAAGCTTTCGCCTAAGCGATCGCTTGGCCTTTCGCTCGTTGCCATCGGCCTCAGCGTAACACTCGGCAAAAGTCGCTTCGTGAGCTTTGGCCGCTGTTTGCAGTCGCTCTAAGAAACTCACTTTGCCACCTCATCGGGCTTGGGCAGGGGTCGGACCGAATCGCCAACGATCCACGCCCCAATAACCCAAACCAATTGCTGGATCTGATCTTCGCTGAGCGGTACGCGATCCTTCAACACAACCACGGCAATCGTAGCCGCTGCCGCCCAAAATCGCTTGCTCTTGACAAGTTCGCCTAAGTTCATGGTTTTTCTCCTTTCCAACATCTTATCCCCAGTCAAGGGGGTTGACAATCACCGGAGGCCCGAATTTCGCTTTTGCCGCTTCCTGGCCACCGGCTTGGACTTTGGCCGCCCTCGCCCCGGTCGCTCTTGGTGGAGCCCGTATTGCTTGTTTACTGCCTCGAAAATGAACCGGGCCATTGTCCAGCCTTTCGACTCGGCGATTTTGGACCACGCCGCCCATACTTCGGGAGGCTGGATTATGTTTTTGCGTTTGGTCATTTGCCTGCCTTGTTCCGTAGATCCTCGATCCAAAACTGCCCCGGGTCGAACACGTCAGCCGAGTACACCGCCACGCCAAGAGCCGCCCAGTAGTGAGTAGCCACGCCGTAGAGCTTGCCCGGTTGCTTCTTGGTTCCGACCGGCCCGAAGCGATCGATAAGAGCCTGCCGGACGTTGGCATCCTTGGCCCTCATCGAATTGCACAGGTGTAGCTTGACCGATCGACGCGGGATAAGCCGCAAGTGCCAACTGCGATCGTACAAGAGCGACGCAAACCAGCCAATGCCCGCCACTGTGCGAAATGTTTCTTGACCGACTGCCATGCCGAAGCACTCTATCCATTCAATCGAAACGTGGTCGACACCCTTGAGTAGCGGCCCGATCTCAAACGATCCAAGCTTGAACACCGGAATCGATTCAAGCCTGATAACCTTTTCCGCTACAGCATCCCACCAAACAAACGCACTCTCGACCGGCCCGGGGTCAATGCCTAAGTAGATCATTCGCCTAACTCCTTTCGTCGCTTGCGGTTGGCTCTAATCGCCCTGCGAACAATTTGATAGCCGCAGTCAAGGGCCTTGGCGTAGGTCGTTTGTTTAATGCGGTTGCGATAATCGTCCGCTTTCCTGCCCCACATAGCACGCCGACAGATTTTCCTTGCTTGCCTGAGTTTCATTCGCCCGCTTCGCTTTCCTTTTTTTCTTCAAGTTTTTCAATCGCGGTACGATAGGCAACGGATTTACCCAGCTGGTAGTTAGCTGATTTTACGTCACCAGTTGGTATGATCTTATTCATTCGGGTTATTGCTTCAAGGCGAAGCCCCTCAAGGTACTCGATAAATTCTTTGCGTGTCATTCGCCTACCTCCTTAATCAGTCGATCTAAGTACCATCGAGCCTTCTTCAAATCTTCAACGCCGTTTTTCTTGTCGTACCGCCAAAGGTACTTTATCGCGTTGCCGCGAAGGTAGCCAAGAAAGCCGCCGCCTAAAGCCACTTTCATCGCTTCGATACACTCAATGCCGCCTTGCTTGTAGTGCGAAGGGTTGATGGGGTCGGCTTGGTCGATCTTCCTGATGCTTGACGATCGAAAATAGCCGAGACGCTTCCTGCAATCCGAAATAAACTCCAGCGGATACTCATTGCTCTCTGAAACCGATACGATTCGGCCTCGAACCCCACGCCATTTATGCGAACGCTCGACGATTACCACCGCATCGCCAACCGCCAAGGGGTCGCCAGTTCGCCCCCTTGCCTCCATAATGCCCTCGATGAACTGATCGGCATCTACGCCATCCATACATGGGCTAGGGGCTAGGGGTTTTGATTGATACTCAGCCCCTGCTTGGAAGACTTGCCATATCAATTCAACCTGAGAATCAAAATAATGATTTTCATTTCTGGCAAAATCACCTTGGCTCCACCCCATTTGCTGAATCAAATCGGCCTCGAACGCCTCCCGCATCGGGTCGCTCAAACTATCCGGGGTTTCCGGAGAGTTGAACGGCTCGACGGGTCGGCAGTGGTCCCGGTCAGCCCAAAACCAGTTATCATCGCCGCTTCCCGTCACTTTTATTAGGTTTTCCCATGGTTCAATCACCTTACATAATACCAAAACCTTATCGCCCGCTTTCAATTTCTCACTCATCTTGCACCTCGATTCTTGTTTTTGAAAACTCTTTGTTCGCCGCCCAAAAACTCTGCCCGTAAACTTCCGTTGTCAGCCTTGCGCTAACGTTGTCGACTTCGGCCACCTTAGCTTTAACCCAAACGGTATCGCCTACTTGCACTTGCCCGCCCTCCTTGCTGGATGGTTCTTGTTTGTCAGTTGTCTCACGCATTTCAATAACTCCTTGTTCCTTGCCTGTAGTTCCTCAACTTGCCTTTTAAGTTTCCCAGCTTCACGTTGAAGCGTTCGGATTGTTGCTCGTAGTGTTGGTTTACTTTCCTTCATGCTTGATTCGCTCATCGTCAACAATGGCCGAAAGGGCATCGAGTTGATACGCCTCAAAAAACCTTTGCTCGTCTCGCATCATTGCCGAGGCTTGCAAGAATGCTTGGCTTGCGCAATCGGTAAATGACAGGTCAGCGGTAAGCCTTATGCTCGCCAACGCCGCCTCTGCGTACCGCCTGAATTGTTCTCTGTCTTCCATTTGCTGCTTGTTCATTTCGAAACCTTTCTAGAAATCATTAAAGTTACCGCTACGCTCTTCCATCCCAACAACCTTGCCCCGTAGCATTTTCAAATCGCACGCTGCGATTCGACCGTTACGGAATTTTCCGACTTGGCAGGTCATTGATTCGCTGCCCCTGTCCTCTCGATGAAGAAACAGAACGACGTCCGAATCTTCCTCGATAGACCCTGTTTCCTTTAAGTCTGCTAGCGTCGGCATTTGCCCTTCGGCAGTTCTGCCAACTTGGGCTAGCGATATGATCGAAATATCATACGCCTTGCTCATTCGGGCAATCTCATTCGATACGTGTGAGACCTGTAGCCGCCTGTCGGATATTCCTTTTTGAGCCTTGACTAATTGAATGTAGTCAATCACTACTAGCTTGGTCCCGCGCTTTGCCATGTCGGTTCTGATTCGGCTTTCGATCTTGGCTATCGACGCCCCTGGACAATGCCACACTTCACAAGGTACGCCCTTGAAAGCGTATAGCGTCCCCATCATTTCGCTTAGCTGGGCGTCCGTAAAACTCAGGTAGTTCAGATCTTGCATCGTCGCGGAAGTGTCTCGAAGCGTCAGCCTTGAGCCGCAATCATCTAGTGTCATTTCAACCGAGACGAATAGCGTCGGCACTTTCTCGACCTGAGCCACCCGCAGGGCTATCTCCATTCCAAGAGCCGATTTCCCGATTGACGGCCTAGCCCCGATGGTGATGTATCCGTTAGGCATCCCGCCCATGAGCATCGCATCGAAAGCCGGTATCCCAGTTTTAAGCACTGGCGATTTGCCAGCCTTGCGAAGGGCCTCTAGTTTCTCGATCTTTGCGAATACAATCTGTTCGCAATCTTTTTGGCTGTCGCTGCCCATATCGCCAACAATCAAAGCCGCTGAGGACATTTCATCCGCGATCCTGTCCGGATCGAAGCTAACATCGGTTCGGATCTCCTGGGCAAAATCATCGATCATTACCGCAAGTTTTCGACGCCTGGACCATTTCGCCACCTCTTCGGCGTAGTATCGAACATGGTGCGGAACTGCTGTCCGGATCATTTCAGCGAACTTGGCAGGGCCTCCAATCGCATCGACGGCTTTAACCTTCTGCAACTCCTGGCAAATGTTTGCAAGCTCTAGCGGTACCCCCATCGAGCTTAGAACCTGGATTGCCGAAAAGACCTTGCCGAATCCATCGGAAAAAAAGTCCCTTGCTGTGACGACTTCGCAAGCCTCGTAGATCGATGCGGGCTTGACCAGCAAGCCGCCGACCAAGAATTCCTCATCGCGGAGGGTCATTTCGATTTGCTTATCAAGACTCACGAGTACCTCGGGCAGTTGGCGTAAGGGTCAGGTCGCTTGGGGGCTTGGTTCGGCTGGAACAATGGCAAGGCCTTGTTGCTGTTCTGCGCCCGTTCGAGCCAAGCAAAGAGGAATCGATGCATCCCCTTTTCGGTTTTGCGTTTGGCCGGATTGTCTTTGAGCCACTGGCCCGCAAGTCGCAATTGAGCATCCAGGTCCATTATCGGAAATGTCGCTTGCCATTCGTGGATCTTGGCTACTGTGGGCCTCCAAAGGTTTCCGTTCGAGAGGGTGAAACCGTGATCGGCCAACGGTCCGGGGTCAGCCTTGGCTGGCTTCGGACAAGAAGTAACTTTAGTTACTTCCTTCTTTTTCTGTTCTGTACTCTTCTGTTCTGTAGTCA